TTTTAATTCTACGGCCATTAGCAGTCTTATCTGTATACTCTGAACCATCATAGAATCTATGCACAGTACTAAGTAACTGTGCAGATTCTACAATCATTTTGCATACATGTTTATCACAGCTCATTTGAGCTGCCTCTATAGGGTCTTTTGATAAGTAGAAGATATTCATACTAGTACTAATATCCAAAATACTGATATAACCGATACCATTATTATGGCCTTAGCCATATCCGGTATCAAATCACATAGTTCTACAAGTTTTTCTATAAAGTCTTTCATAAGTTACCTCAACATAATTTATATATGTGTCCATTATACAGGTATTGGTGGTTATGTCAAGCACTATTTAATCTTTTTTTATGCACTATTTTAGTGCATTATATACAACTAAAGAAATCTTCTATGGTACACGCTTCTTTTAGGGAAGATGGTGTATATTTAATTCTGATGGTAACATTGTAAGTAAATTCTTGAGGATTGATTTCTTCACCGAAATCATCAGTTTGATGAGACAAGTGTATCGGGTTTTTTTCGGTTTCTAATATTTTAATATTTTTCGATTCATTCAGTTCATTGTACTCTGACTGGTTAAGTTCAAACAACTGTTGTATTTTATGCATGTTATCCTCCGTTTTTATACATTGCTTTTATACTTGTCCTCATTTTGACCCCATTCGTAAATTTGATTTAGTTTCAATCTTACTTCATCGGGATTTAATTTGATTAATTCTTCCTCTGATAAACTTTCTATAAATTTCTTATACTCACGGCTATTCTTCCAGTCTTCTTTATTCTCCGTGATTATCTTCACTAATTTATTTTGATTCTCATTATCTAAATTATTATCCTTTTTAGGTAAATTTTTAGGTAATAAATCTTTTGGTTCATCCTCCTTTTTTGGTTTTCTTAATTGTCGTAATGATATATTTGCCGATATCAGCATTAATACTGCTACAGGGTCAAATACGAATATCAATATAACAATAATTATTCTAACTGCTTTATCAAAATGATTTGCAGCTTCATCACCATATATAAATTCTGCTACATATTTTATAGGACCTAAATCAGCCTCTAGCTTTAATTGTTCTGTCCTAATCTCAGATTTCTTATCTGATAATTCATTAATCTTATTTAAACTTTCTTCTATAGTAGTTTCTAATGATAATCTTTCTTGTTTTTGATTATTTCTTTCTGTAATCGCCCTTTGTGAACTACTACTAAACCAACTTGTTTCTTCAGATTGATTGATGACCAATTCATCCATCTTTTCTAATTGTAATTGTGAACGGTCAATTACCTTCTGTCTTTGTTCTATTTGTTCATCTAAAATCTGTATCTGCAATTTATTGTTGCCTTCAGGAACAACTTGGTCTAAATGTGCCTTGGATAAAAACCCAAATATACCTACTGAAGTTATAAAAATTAAAACTATTACAGATGTTGTTAAGTAATATTTAATTGACTTTGGTAATAATGGATTATTCCAATTATTATATAACCAACTTGCCATTACAAGTTTTGCAATTTCTAATGCACCACCCATTGCATATATAGCCGTTGTGGCACCAGCAAATAAGGCTGCTAATCCTATGATAGAATAACCTGCAGCTATGATAGATAATGATATGCCACTAATAAGGGTAAGTATTGCTAAAAACATACACCTATTTATGCATATTTTCTACCTTATCTATTATTCTAATTACTCTTTCAGCGTAATCTGATGTCTCAGAATACTTATCTAATGTCTTAATTAGTTGTCTAGAATCTAATGGCATATTCATAGTTATCATAGTATCTCTTAAATCTCTAAATTGTTTATATGCACTATGATTATTTAAAAGTCTTATATATTCACCAACTGACTGGCATTTATGTTCAAAACTTCTATACATGACCTTTTTATTTTCTAAAGCATGTACATGAGGTTTTGTTTCATCAAATGATTTTATACCATAGAGGTTGTTAGCTTCACTTGATAATCTAGATGAACCCCAGCCTGTCTCTAGAATAGCTTGAGATACCATCATACTATTCGGTATTCTTCTTGATTCTGGTATCGTTAGATTATGATAATCTATACAGGTTTGTAGACCATTTAAAAATTCAACTTCTGTGTTATATTCAAATATAGGATACTTCAGAACATATTGATTAGGAAAAAATGTCCCAATTGTAAATATAGTAAAGGTATAAAAAACACCAATTGTTAAAGTTATTATCCTATCAATTAGATTTGTTATTCGATTCACTAATTAAACCTTTGAGAATTTTATACATTTCTTTATATACAGCGGTATTTCTCCATAAGGTATCACCTGTTTTTTTCTGTTCATTTTTCAATTCTTTTAAAATTTCTTCTAAAACTAGAATTCTATTATTGAAAGGTTTTACTTTTGCCTTTTTATTTTTACTCAAAAGATTGCCTAAAAAATATGGTTTCTTATTTGACATAAGCTATGTAATGATACCCACCAACATTCTCTGGTAATTTTCTAGATGTAAATACCAACTTTTCTGATAGATTTTTCATTTGAGATTGTAGTTTTTCTCTCTGTCTATCTGTAAGATTATCTTCTAAATCTTTACCCCAATAACCAGTATAATAAGTTATACCAGGTGATGATTCATTACTATCTTTTAAAAAGTTTTTAAGAAACTTTGGTGTTTCTACTAACTGTTTTTTTAAGTGCTGGTCTATTTCTTTACTTTCTGTGTTCATGCTATCTCCTTTACTTCTTGAACTACACATTTTGGTATTATTGTAGAATTGCCACATTCATCAATACTACCATCTTCCTTAAAATTGAAATCACTAACTAATCTAATGACTTCATCCTCATCACTAATTAAGAAACCTGTACTTAGACATCTAGGTAAGTTTTCTTCTTTTATATCTTCCACACTTCGCCATGATGAATCAGATGTTATATCAATCCAATATACATGAACAAACTTGTAGGGAATCTTTTTTATTTTACTCATCAAATTCGCCTGATAATTTTATTACTATGACTGCTAGTACAAATAATATTAATGTCATTGTAGGCAGCCAATCTCTTAAAAAGAGAAATAACCAGTCATCGTATATGTTATACATTTAATAACTCCTTTACTTCAACTAAGTTTTTATATTTTAATACATCTTCAGACATACTATTAATACATCTTTTCAAAAGACCACCATTTCTTTCTATTACAAAATTTAATGGATATCTTTCAACATCTATAAAGAAAGCAGCTGTATCTTCATCAACTGTTAATGTTCTTTCATGTTCAACTCTGAAAGTCAAATCATCTAAGGATTTAATTTCAGGTCTTTCATACTTCGGATGATTACTTAATCTTTTTAATGATGATATTGCCCATGTGTGTCTATGAAAAGATTTACCACTTGTCATAGCACGCCAAATACCATCACTAGCTTTTCTTAAAGTTTCACCATCAGCAACAGGCTCATGAACTTCTGATAGTGTCATACCTTTTACATTTTTAGGATTCCAACCACTTGCCATTGCAACAAAACACGCTTCAACTTTTCCCTTATGCATGATGACAACATCATCTGGTATTTCTAAACCCATTTCTATAATATCATAAAAAGGTTCATCACTTAAATTCATTGCCTCTGAAGTTTTTATAACTAACTTCTTTTCTCTTGCAAGGTCTGATTCAAAAGACATATCACCCATTAAACTGTTATACTCACAAAGTCTTTCTTCATATAAGTCTTGATGATAGTCTTTGAATCCTATAGTATTAATTGGTGTAAATCTAGGATTCATGTCAAAAGGAATCTTGATTAATCCGTTAAAGTTTGCAAAGTTTACGCCATAGTCCATAATATATACCTCGATTAATTGATTCCATTATACAGGAATGAAATCATATGTCAAGCACTTTTTTAAGATTTTTGCATATAATTTTCATCCCAACCAAAAGCGTCCTTCACCATATTGCCGTTTAAACCTTTAAACATACGGTGTAATACCTTATCTTTGACTGCGATTAAAATTTCTGCTTCATCTTTGTGAAGTCCTTCTAGAACTTGAATAAACAATGTTTCTTTTCTACCTTTTGTTAATGAAGGGTCAGCATTCTTAATAAAGTGCCATAACTTTTTAGATTCATTTTCTAGAACTGTATGTTCAGTACCTTCTGGTGCCTCATTTGCTATAAATGGTGGTGTGCCTTCTGGTAAATCCCATTGTACATTTGGGTCAAATGCACCTTTGAGTATCATTCTTAATCCTGGTGTATTATTTTCTTTTAAGATTTCTACCTTTTTAGCTTTGACCTTTGCATTGTGTACTTTTTTAAATACTTCACTCATTAAAGGTGCTTGAGAACCAGATGTTGTTGACATTTGTTCCATAGCTTTCTTAGATATTAAATGTGGGTTTTGTTCTACCATAATTTTATTCTCCAATTTCAAAAATCATTTATATTTGTCATTAACGATTTCAATTTATGTTTCATGAAATACGGTAATAGTTTTGACCTATTAGGTACTTCATAACTTCTGTAACTATTTATAATGTTCTCCATTATAGATATCGGTATCTCCTCTAGGTCTATGAGTTTCTTATTTCTTTCATAGTTTTTCTTAGTCTCACTACCAAGAGGTATATTATCTAGGTTAGCCCATTCTTCCAACCTTTTTTTATTAATAGGTCTTTGTTTTTCACCTGTAACAAAAACATCATCATCAGATAATATATTAGGTATGCCATCTGAACGGTCACCTTTTATTATTTGTTCGTGTAAAAATACTTTCGGGTCAATACCCTCACCTACCATTTTCTTTTGAATAGGTGCAAATTGTTTGACATTTTCGTGTTTATGTAATTGTATAAAATCTTTATCACCAGAAACAATCATCACAGGTTCTTTTTTATGATTTGCTTCTCTAACTAATACTGCAATTATATCATCTGCTTCGGCATTATCAATTGCTAATACCATATAAGGAAAGTTTTCTTTTATCTCTTCCTTAATTTCCATAATCTTTGCGAATAAATCATCCCAATCTGTAGTGGATTCATCACGGCCTTGTCTTCTACTCCATTTATAATGTGGAAATAATTGTCTTCTCCAAGGATTAGATGAATCTGAGCATAGTACTTGTGTACCATAATCTTTTTTAAATTTTAGATTATAACCTCTAATACTATTAATAACCATGTGTCTAATCATATCAAGATTAGCTTCTTCTTTACCTCTGGTTTGTGCCATAACATTAGATATTAATACCTGATTTAAGTCAACTAATATCATTGGTCATCCTCAGGGTCTAACCATTCCATATCAGGCACAAAATCAATTTCAATATCACTTTGTATGGGTATAAGATTTTCTTTATAAAAATCAAAACACATCTGGTCAGGATTCATATTGTTATAATCCTTTTCGGTAATGATTGGTCTATAATCAATTACAGGGTGATATTTTCCTTCATACTTTTCTAAAGAAACCAGTTTATCTACAACCTTTTGTGATATATGTTGTATATCAAAATTTCTATAAGTTGCAGCTCTATACATATCTGTTATAAATGCCAAATCTTTATAAAAATCTTTATGTTCAATATTGATATCAGCATCCACAGATGTTTTAATGTAATTGATGGCATGTTCTTCAACTAAGGCCTCAACAAAATTGTGTACCTTTTCCTCATTATCTAATGATAAATCTTTTGGTGTACCATCACCTTTGTTATATGTCCAAACATCATCAAGTTTCCAAGAATCTTGGCCATCATCTCGTTTAACATCTCTTTTGGGGAATTGTATAACATTATTTTTAATGTTATTGTTATCCTTGTCTTCGCTCAACTATCTCTCCTTTGAAGTTAACTAAACCTTCAGTAGTAAAATATTCTACTAATTGATTATAACCACCAATAAGATTTCCATTAATCTTTATTTGTGGCATTGTTCTTACTTGTTTACCTATATCTTTTTTAAAATCATCTACTGAATTAAAATCTTCAAATTTCTTTTCAGTAAACTTTAAGTTTAATTTTTCAAGAAGATTTTTTGTTTTTGTGCAATAAACACAATTCTTTTTACTGTATAATATTATTCTCATTTTACTATCCTAAAATGCATTTGCCTTTTGCAAGGTATATGCAAGTAACATTATCATGATTAGAAATGCTATAATTGGTTCATAATTTATATTCATGTCATATTACTTATGTTTCTTTTTAATTATCCTTTTTTGCTGGATACTTATTATATTTTCCTTTATCATTTGCTATTTCTCTGCATAAAGTTTGTATGTCTTTTATTCTACGGTTTATATCTGAATCTGATTCCTTTTCAGTAACATCGTCCTTGTGGCCGTATTTAGCTATCCTTAATTCTTCTGCCTTCTCATAAATTACTCTTACTTTATCACACATAGAACTTATTTTGTGATACATTAGAATTGCCTCCAACTTATAACTAATTATCATATAATGGTGGGTGCCCTTTCGGGCACCCTAATCCATTAAGAACTATAAGCGTACTCTGTACCATATAGTGCCTTAATACCTGCAGCTACGATAGCTTTAGATGGCGTACCCATACGATATGAAGTATTGTTGCCGTTAGTACCTGTACCTTGATTAACATAAATCATGTGTCCTTCTGAGCGTAATGTATCAATCATTGCTCTAGGTGATGATAAATCAAATCTACTTCTTAATGTTCTCCAGAATACTGGTTCACCTTTAGATAATAGGTTTAGTACTTTTTGTTTTTTGCTTAGTCTAGCTCTTGCCATATTATATTACTCCTTAAAGTTATTTCAATTTTGACATTTTTAGTCTGTCTCGACCATGGTACTACATATTTAAGCCCTTGTCAAGCCTCAATGTAATGTTTTTTTCGCCTCATTTTCCATGCCTTTTTCAATCTCCTCAACTAAAATATTATACTCTGCTAAGAGATTGTCAACATAGTCTCGTAAATCGGTATTTACCTTACCAGAATCCTCTTGTAATTCTAAAGCTGCCTTGATTACCAGCAACTCATCCATGAATTTTAGATACTCATGAACCATTAGAATCCTCACTAGACAATAATAATATACAATAATGAATTGCTTTAATTATGTCTTTACGGTTTCTACCTTCTTTTTTACCATATCGGCACAAATACTTGATAGCATTTGCTTGGCAAAAATCTTTATCAAGGTCAAGATGTCGTAACATATCTTGTACCTGAAATCCATTTTTATCAGCACTATAGTGTTGAGAATATGTACCCTCAATATATTGACCAATTTCTAATAAAATTTTATCTTCGTTATACTTCACTCATTTCCTCCACTATGTTAGATAAATCATCTTTTGGTACATTAGGCACCTCAACTGATACATTTTCAATCATATCTTCCGTTGAACCACTAAATGCTTTAGGGTCTTTTTTCATCCATACTTCTCTGTATGTTAAACCATAATATTTTAAGAAAAAGTATTCTTTAGGATTGTCTGAAGAATATGTCTCATATAATCCAGCAAAATTAAAAGGTTTACCATTTCTGTCTTCCATACTTTCGTACAACTCTGGCATATCTCTTTCTTCTTCCATGTGTTTTTTCATCATGGCAGCTCTATTGACAAAAGTTTCTGTTTTACCACTTAGGTCTTTTTCTTTTGCTGTAGCAAACTCTTTTCTTATTTCTTCTTTAGTGTACATATTTTCTCCTGTTGTTTAATGTTATTTTAAGTCTATCCACTCAATGGTACCTTCTACATATCCTATTCTTTCTTCCACTTGGGTTGGATTTGTAAACATGGTATTTGCTTCTTTAGCTTTTAATCCTTTCTTGTGTGAAATCGTTATGTGAGGTGCACCATCATCCCACCTTTTTAATACTTTTTCACTTTCTGTTAAACTGTAACTATCGTAAAACATATCTGTTACCCAAAATGCTTCTATATTTTCATTTCTCCTTAACTCATCAATATATGCATTAACTCTTTTACCAACCAATTTAGTATATCTAGCAAATGCAACATCATCTGGTTTATATGCAAGTGTGATATGGTCTCCACGAACAACTTCCATTGTTGCATTTTTTTTGATAACATCTGCCCATGTTTTATCTAATTTAACTGCAAAATATCCGTTATGATTCATTTTTACCTCCAAATATTCTCTCATCTAAGTTTGATAAAATCATACAAATTTTATCGTGTATTTTTGTTAAATTCATAACAAATATAAATGTCAATAATAAAATTATAAAGTTTATCATTTACAAGGGTACCTCGTATTCTCCATTAGTGAACATTTATATTCTTCATCTGCTTTCATTCTCAACTCTGATTGAATGCCTTTTAATATGTGTGGTAAATGTTCTGACATTATACCAAGTATCTCAATCGTATGTCTATGAGCAATTCTTTTTAATTCATTTGCCATAATTTCTTCGTGTTTCATACCTCTGCCGGCAAGTGTCTCTCGTAGCACATGAGCACCAACAGCCTCTTCATAATCTCCAGAGTGTGCTGGATGTGAAAACAAAGAGAGAGAAAAAAACACCAGCACACCTAATAAAATCTTATTCATTTTCATCTTCCATTCTTTCTTTTAATAATTCTCTAAACTCTACCCAATTTTTAGGGTATATTGCAAAACTTTTTGCATATCTTTGTATACAATGATAAGGGCTTCTAATATATCTTTCCATATAATCACTTCCACCTCTGTATCTAATTCTAAATTGACCTTTGAAATGTGTTTTGAAATCATGTAAATAATCTATAGGCAATCCTTTTGCAAGTGAGCCCTCATCTCTAGGCGACATGTGTTTTATGATTTCATCTATCAGGAATTTTTTAGAATAAATTCTTTCTGATGTAAGACCCATAAGTGATTTCATACCTAACGATTTATCTGCTTGATTCATTTACTACCTCATCTCTAAAATCAATTTCATCGTGAATGCCTAAGAAATCTAATGCTGTTCTTTCATCGGATGTTAATTCATCCATATAAACATTTTCTGTATCATCAAAAGTTATTTCACCTTCTGATACTCTTTTATATGTTTTAGCTAAAATTTCTTCTGCTAAATCCATAGCATAGTCATTCATACTCATTATACTGCCTCCAACATTGATAGTGGTACATTATATCTGGTACCTTGCATTTCAACAACAGCTTTCTTTATCTTAATTTTTAAGATTTTGCCCAATGTTTTTTTAGTCTTTTGAACTACATAAACTGTATCACCAACACTTAATTGTGTTTTAGCGTTTATGACTTTTACATCTTGAATAAAACTTTGTAAGTCATTCAATTGTGATAGATTCATATTTGCTATTTCTGTTTTCATATTCTTTGTTATCATTAAGCAGCCCTCATTTGTGAATTCTGTAATATTCTCATACAAGCAATAACTAGTGTTGCTGTACATTGGTTACGCTTCATGATAGTGGATATCTTGTAACCTTTCTTAATGTCTGATAGTATGTATTTCATAATGTTTTCTCCTTTTTATTTCTTTATCTTATGTGTCCATTATACAGGTCTGGAAAGCCTTGTCAAGCACTTTCTGCCTATATAAGTCATTGATTTTAAAGGGATTTGAAAAATAATTTAAATTATTTTTTTGAGAATGATTCTCATTTGGAATATATTGTTTATTTTTTGCACAATCCATGCTTGGATTATACAGGTGTAGGAAGTCATGTCAAGCTTTATTTTGAATTTTTTTAGGTGAGAATGATTCTCATTTACTTATCATATGACCATATATCATCTCTGAACATACAAAATCCTGTATGTTTGTTTTTACCGTATTCATAGACAAATTGAGAATCAAGTATTAAGGTAACTTTACCTTTTCTTTTTTTATTTAAGTGAGGTAGTGTATGTTCTATCTTATCGCCGATTTTAGGAATTTTCATTCGCAATCAGGTTCTTCTTCAGTAGATATCTCTTCCTCTGTACCTGTAGAATTGTTTTTAATTTTTACCTTTACCGTTTCTAACTGTTCTGTCATTAATACTACAGGTCTAGGATTTTCCACATCATTAACAAACATTCTTATTGTTGTTGTTTCTGCTCTAGCTGTTGTTGCACAAATTACTAAAGCTATTATTAGTACATAAGTATACCATTTCATAATATTCTCCTATTTGGTCTTAGTTATATAGTAATGAACTTCATCATCACCACATGTTTCTATCTTATCTAACTTATATTTATTATTTTCAATAAATTCTCTTACTGCCTTTTCAAGTTCTGGTTTTTTCGTAAAATTTACCATTGATGATTCACCATCTTTAACATAATCATTAAAATAATATTCTAATCTTTCACAAAATAAAACCAAATCGGTAGTTTTCATCATTACATACTGAAACATATTTACTTCCCTGTTTTTTGTTTTTTTTATTTTAAGTTCAGATATCCGCATTTCATTATATAATAGGAATCTACTATATCAGATATAGGATTTCCTATCTTTTCGACCTCGAACATATTCATTAAATCTGTTTTAGTTTCATTTGCAAAACATTCATACATTAAATCTTTGTTAGCATTACCTTTTTCTGTTGCACATTTTTTAACAACACTAGGTACTATTATATCATATTTTATTTTCTTAGCTCTTAAAAACGATTTTAAGATACCACCATTTTCTGCAATCTGAAATATGGCTTGACCTTTACTACCATAAGAATAACCTTCTATAAAAACTTTAATATCTTTACCATCATATAAATTTATATCACCATTCTCTCTTAAACATCTATGAGCCCAACTTGCTAAATTATTAAATCTTTCTATAGGGTCTGTCCATTCCTTGTGTGAATACCCAAATATATTTTTAGATATTTTACATTGCCACTTTTTTTTATCTGTAAGAAAGTGAAATGTACAATCTTTAAATTTCATACTACCATTTGATATACAAATCGCAGGAGAATTTAAACTATAATCAATCCCAGCTATTGTAGTCTTCTTCATCAATTTCCTCATAATCTACTTCATGACCACAGAATGGACAAGTGTATGGTTGCAAATCAGTTTGTTCTATGTGCCAACTAATTGTAAACTCACTATCACAGTTAGCACATCTTCCTAATAATTTTTCTGTCATAATTTGAAGTTACTAAATGTATCCTTTTCTACATCTTGTTTAACACCACCAATTACATAACTTTCTATCTCAGTTTCTTGTGGTGCATTTTGTAAAGAACGACTATTCAACCAATGGTCAACCCACGGAAGTGGATTTGTTTTTTGTTCATACTTAGCCTCCAGACCAATTGACCTCATTCTTCTATTCGCCATGTACTCTACAAATCTATGTAATAGTTTTTCTGATAAACCTATCATAGAACCATTAGTTAGTAGATATGTTGCCCAATTCTTTTCCTCTTGAACAGCTTCATCATACATTTTATATATTTCATCTTCTGTATCATCAATAACTTTTAACATTACTTTATCATTTTCGTGTTCTTTATAATTATTAATAATTCTTTGAGATACTGCCAAGTGTTGTGATTCATCTCTTGCAATAAAAGATATAATCTTAGCAGAACCTTCTAGTTGTTTTAGTTCACCGAAAGCAAAACTACATGCAAATGATACATAAAATCTTAGACCTTCTAATATGTTTACTGTGCATAATGCAAGCCATAATTTCTTTTTAAGTTCGTAATTATCTATTTTTTCACCGATAAGTTTCCTGTGTCCTATTTCAAGTAAATCATCGTATGCTTTTGTTACTGACTTTGCTCTTTTTTCTATTCTTTCATCTTCAATAATTGTATCAAATACTTCTGAAGGGTCTGAATATAAGTTTTTTATAATGTAAGTATATGACCTAGAGTGGATTGTTTCCATAAAATCCCATGTTATAATACATGATTCTAATTCAGGTAGACTTACAAATGGTAAAAATGCAAGTGCTGGTCCTCTTCCTTGAACACTATCTAACATAGTTTGATATTTCAGATTAGATGTAAAAATAAACTTATGTTCATCTCTTAAATCTTGATAATCATTCCTATCTTTTTGTAGAGATACTTCTTCTGGTCTCCAGAAATATCCTAATTGTTGTTGTGTTAATTTATCAAAAATAGGATACTTAAATGTATCGTATCTTTGTACTGCTAAATCTTCACCAAAGAACATAGGTTGTTTTGTGAAGTCTAGTGATTTTGTTTTGTTAAATACTCCTTTCATGTTTTCTCCTAAATTGTGCAACTATCACATGCTTCATCATCTTCGGTTTCTTTTGTTTCTTCGACATCATCTTTCCAACCTAATGGGTGTGCTGGTTCATCTTCATCTTTTTTACTATCGTAAGTATTTTGATAGTAAGATGTTTTCCAACCATACTTGTAGGTTGTCAATAAGTCTTTTGCCATTACAGATAAAGGTACTTGGCCTTCATCATAATTTTCTGGATTATATGACCAATTGCCTGATATAGCTTGGTCAAAATATTTTTGCATTACTGCAACAACATTTATATATCCTTCATTTGACTTCATATCCCATAATAAGGTATAAAAATTTTTCAATCTGTAGTAATCAGGTACGACTTGTTTTAGTGGACCTTTTTTACTTTTCTTAATAGACAAATAATCTCTAGGTGGTTCTATGCCATTTGTTGCATTAGAAACTATACTAGAGGATTCAGACGGCATTTGAGCTGAGAGTGTGCTATGTCTGAGACCATGCTCTTTAATTTCATTACGGAGAGATTCCCAATCTAAAGATAGTTTACGATTTACAATCTCATCTACCTCTTTTTTGTAGGTATCAATCGGTAAAGTGCCGTCTGAATATTTAGTTCTGTCAAAGTACTCGCATTTACCTTTTTCTTTTGCAAGTTCATTTGACGCTTTAAGTAAGTAATATTGAAAGTGTTCTGTTAATTCATCTACTTCTTTATATGCTTCTTTATCATCATATTTCATATGTACTTTAGCAAGATAGTGTGCAAGGCCAATATAACCAACACCTAAACTTCTTCTAGATTTAGTAGAAATTTCGGCAGCCTTAACAGGATAATCTTGCAAGTCTATAATTTCATCTAGAGCTCTAACTGCTAAATCACATAAAGTTTCTAAATCATCTAAGTATTGTAATTTACCTACATTGACTGCTGATAGAATACATAATGCAATTTCACCGTCTCCATCTATATGTTCTAGTGGGTCTGTTGGTAAAGTAATTTCTTGGCATAAGTTTGACATGTATACTCTATCTTTAAATGATGAATGAGTATTACAATGGTCGATATTCATAATATAGATACGACCTGTTTCTGCCCTTTCTTTTAAAATACTCATGAATAAATCTTGAGCATTTATTTTCTTTTTCCATACAGAAGTTTTTCTTTCTGCCTTTTCGTATTCTTCATCAAATTTATCTGTACCCCATGTTTCGTATAATTCAGGTACTTCATGTGGTGAGAATATAGTTATTTCTTCATTTCTAATAAATCTTTCATAGAATATTTTAGATAATTGTATTGAGTAATCTAATTTTCTAACTCTATTATCATCACTGCCTTTATTATTTTTTAAGACTAATATATCTTCTATCTCTTTATGCCAGATAGGAAAGTGTACTGTAGCAGAACCACCTCTTACACCGTTTTGTGTGCAACATTTTACTGTAGCCTCAAACTTCTTTAAGAAAGGAATTACGCCTGTGTGTTGTACTTCACCACCTCTAATTTTAGAGTTGATACCTCTTATTCTACCAGCATTTATGCCTATACCTGCCCTCTGAGCAACATATCTACCTATGGCCATATCAGATGTAAAGATTGAAGGTAAACTGTCTCCTGAATCAACCAGAACGCAGGAAGCATACTGTCTGAGAGGTGTTCTAACACCTGCCATGACTGGTGTTGGTATGTTTATTTCAAACTTACTGATAGCTCTATAATACTTCTTAATGTATGTCATTCTCTTATCTTTGGGATAATTGTGAAATATTGTAGCTGCAATCATCATATACATAAACTGTGGTGTTTCAAAGATTTCACCTGTACTTCTGTCTTGTACAAGATATTTGTCCATAACTTGTCTTAGACCAGCATATGTAAAACTATAATCTCTTTCATGGACAATCCATTGTTCCATTCTATCAAAATCTCTTTCTGTATACCAGTTTAATAATTCTTTATCATATAAACCCATTTCAACACATTTTGTTGTGTGTTCAAATATATGAGGATGGTCCCAAAGTTTTCTGTTTAATGACTTTCTTAAACTGAATAATAATAGTCTTGCAGCCACATATTGATAGTTTGGTTTTTCTAATGATATTAAATCAGCAGCTGACTTAATTAGTATTTGTTGTATTTCTTCTGTTGATATGTTGTCATAGAATTGTAGACCACTATTCATTTCAACTTCTGATGGTGATACTCCTGTGATATCTTCACAAGCATGTTCTACCATATCATGAATTTTTTGAATGTCTAAAGTTTCTTTTCCTCTTCCATTTCTTTTAACAACTTGAATTTGTTTCTCGCTCATTACACTCTCTTCCAATAATTTATTTTTGTTATAGCACTCAGTTTTGAATAAGTATTTTCAGATATTATATCCTCTATTTTGGATTTTGTCAACCCCCTGAGAATCATATCATTAATATCTTTTTCTTTTATGTCATCAGGCCAAATTACAATGTTATAATCTTTTTCAATTACATCATACATTCTTTTAACTATCTCTTTATTTCGAGGTTCATTATCAAATATATATGTTATATTGTCAGGTGCAATTTTTCTTTTCATAAACAAATCTGCACCAGCAGCCGCCAAACAATTATCTAAAAATAAACTATCAATTGGACCTTCTACTATACGAATCTGTTTTGCAAAATTAATTCGTTCAAGGCCATAAATCTTCTGTTTACTTTCATCTAATTTTAAGGTTATGTATTTTGGTTCTTCTTTACCAAAAGCACGACCTTGTAATGCAAACAATTTACCCTCAATATCATAGAATGGTATTACTAATCTAGGATGTTCATACTTTACATTAAATGTATTGTTTTTTATTTTGTTTGCTAAATCATAAAATTTGTTGACAAGATAAAGTTTATCAAAATGTTCTTTTGGTATTTTTCTATCTTCAACATATTTTCTAGCAGGGTGTGATTCTTCTAAATCAGATATCTTCTTATAATTATCTAAGAGACCAATCTCTTTAAAAGCTGGTTTGAAGTCCATCTTTTCAAGATTTAATTCTTGTTTTACTGGTTTCTTATATTTTTCTAAAAGATAATCTGAATGTAGTCTGCCGTCAACATACTTTAAGAAGTTAACGAAATTAGCACCCTCTCCACAATTGTGGCATTTGAAGAACATATCATTCTTCACTCTATATATATAACCTCTAGCCTTAGTCTTGTCCTTTTTAGAATCACCACAATACGGACACCTGAAATTGAACAGGGTATTGGTTTTCTGTTTAAATTGACCTAACCTTGAGGATAGTAAATTTATATATTTTAAATTAATATAATCTGACATAACACGAGTATCATTATATAGCAATCAGACTAGAATGTCAAGTGTGGTTTAGCTTATGACTGTAGATAAAAATGCTGGCATATTCTTTGCTAATATGTAACCAACAACTATAGCACCACCGAGAATTAACCATCTCCATCTTTCCAAGACATTTACTCTTTCGTTGATGTCGGATTTTAATGACTTAATTTCTAGTAATAATCTTTTTTCAGTTTGTGATATGTCTCTCTGCAAATCACGATATACAATATCTAATTCTTCACCCCTTTCCCTTACTTTATCAAATAAGATTTCTTCAGTTTTTTCTGATTGGGTAATCTTTTGTTCATGAACGGCCAACATCGACTTTATGCTTGTAGATACATCTGTTAACTTTTCTATAGCGTTGTCTAGTTTACCTTGAATATTGTTTACATTTGCAATATCTTTCTTTAAGACTTCTACATCTACAGCTATTTTCTGCACACTATCTTGATTTGTTGGTATCATCATACTTTTATTTATATAGCAATTAATTTATTATCTCGATACACATTATGTGTCATTTTATATGTGTTGCTATTAGTTATATTTATATCTTATGAGATGTCTAGGACTGCACAAAGGGGGATTATGTACAGTCCTAAGTTACCAATTATCTTAAGCTTTCTCTCTCGTATCTTCTTTTGAGCATACTTAGTTTTTTTATTGCACGCCTGTGTCTATGTTCTTTTTGTAAGCGTGTCTTCATCCATTCTAGGTTTTCTAAGTATCTCTTTTGTAAGTTTATTGGTATTACCTTTTTAATAGTTTTCTTTAATTTAGTTTTTTGTTCAAGTGTCAAATTTTTCTCCTTTATAGTTAATCATGTTCCTTATAATCTACCATAACAAATTTTTCTGGTTATTGGAAACATCTGGACCACCTCCTCTTCAATGACCAGATTTCAAATTTAACTTTCACTATTTCGGCGTATATATTGTTATTAGTTCCTCCTTTCCTTTAACTTTAATTTTATCTATTTCTACTGATTCTATATTCTTTAGTTTCTCCATTGTGTATGAAGAATATAGAGTAGAAAGTACATCACCATTTTCATCTTTATAATTTCTTGTAGCTGCCTCTAGTCTTGCGGCTAGATTAACAGCATCCCCAATTACTGAATAATCAAATCTTGTATCACTACCCATATTACCTACGATACATGTTCCTGTATTAACACCAGAACCTATATTGATATCGGGTAGTCCTCTTTCTTTGAAATCTTGTTTTAATCTTTTTGTTTCTTCTGCACATTCCTGAGCAGTCTTAACTGCCATCTCGGCGTGGTCTTCACAATCAAGTGGTGCATTCCAAAAAGCCATTATACAGTCTCCCATATATTTGTCAACCGTACCTCCATTATTGAGTACAATTTTTGTCATGCGATTAAGATAGTCGTTGATAACTTCAACAAGTCCTTCAGGGTCATCATTGTTTTTGTAGTGTTCTGATATCGGAGTAAATCCTACTATGTCCATAAAAAGAAAACTCATTTCTCTCCTTTCACCACCTAATTTTAATTTACTAGGGTCTTTTTGTAATTCTGCAACTTGTCTTGGGTCTAGATATGTTTCAAATTGTTTTCGTATTTGTTGTTTTAGTCTAAACTCTAATATAAATCTATTGAATATACTGTGCATACCTACTATGGTAATTACAATAATTATCCAACTAACATCTGATAATATTAAGTATTTATCAAATAAGAATTTTGAGCCAAAAATACTAGCACTATATAAAATTATTAAACTAAACCCTATAAACCAGTAAGGTGTAAATCTGCATATTAGTATAACAGTAAGTCCTAATATAACAGATAAAACTAATTCTAAAAATGAACTAATATCATATCTGTTTATTTGTTTGCCATCTATCATAGTTTGTAGTGTAGAAGCAGATAACATGTAATCATATTTTTCACCAACAGGTGTTGCAATGATACTGTTTAATCCTTCTGCTGTTGTTCCTACAATTACAGTACGACCATTAAATTTTGAAAAGTCATCTTCTGAAGCTGATATTGTTTCAAATGTTTTATTCCATCTCAACCATATTCTAGCATTAGGGTCTGTTTCTATAATTGGAAAACCTGGAACTCTTACTGCTTGAACACCACCATCTCCTGCCTTAACTTGATAACTAGGATTGCCTGTTGCAACTCTGATAACTTCTAAACCAATTGTTGGATATGTTGCCTCACCTATTCTCATTATCAATGGAATTCTTCTTACGACACCATCTATTTCTGGTGCTGTGTTTATAACACCTACACCATCAGCACTACTTCCTAACTCAGGTATTGGTCCTAACATACCTTCCCATTCAAATAGATAAGGTAATGGGTTGCCTATTTTTGCAACCCCTCTTGGCACGGCATTTTTATTTGTTTGTGATGTACCTGTTTGTGCAATGACTACACCATTATTAGTCAATACTCTTGCAAAAAATTCATCTGTACCAAATCTATCTTCTTCTGAAAATAATATAGGTAAAACAATTACACCAGCACCAGCTTGTCTTAGTTTAAGAACTATCTCTGCCATTTTATCTCTTGACCACGGCCATTGTCCATACTTTTCTATAGACTTTTCATCTATTGTAACTATACCAATGTCTTTTGATAAACTTTGTTCTTCTTGTTGTATTAACATATCGAAAGATTTTAACTTTAATATTTCTTTGACAAATGGTTCTTGTAAACCATAGAATGTTAATGCAACTAAAGTTACAAATGCGAATGTCCAATGTGTTATAAATTTCTTCATTAGTTTTGTGTTACTGTTGCTGAACAACTTGCACTATTACAATTTTGTTCAAGGTAATAATTTTGGTCTGTTGAACTATCCTGTGTCAAAGTAACACTAGAACTATTACCACTTAAATTTATTGTTGCATTGTGATTACCACTTCCGTCTTGTGTTACATCTACACTATGACTATCAGTTAGTGTGATATCTAAAAAGTGATTACCTGTACCTTTTTGGTCTACGGCAACATTATTAGAACTATCTATGTCTAACCACAATTTTTTATCTCCTGTTTCTGTCTGGTCTACATCAACATTATTATTACTACCAACTATCTTAACATTCATATAGTGTTCACCTACATAATTAATTGCTGATTGGTCTAAGTCTACATTATTTGTTGAACCCAATATATCTAATATTGCTCTCTGGTCTTGATTTTGTGTAACTGCAACATTGTTTGATGAACCTATTATATCTAGTCCTAAAATATTATCGTTACCTATTTGGTCTAAATCTAAAGCATTATTATCGCCAGTTATTACAGCTGTTGAAGTTAAATCTGAACCTATAATTAAATTATCATCACCATCTTGTAATATATTTAGTGTGTTATTATTTCCTGTTTGTGTAATGTATAACTGATTACCACTTATAGATTTATTTCTAGCTGCATTAAATTCTGTTGTTTGATTTGAAGTTATACCAGATTGTACTGTTGATGTGTATAATCCTTCTTCTATCATTATTGACATCAACAAAGCATCCATGTTAGCTGCGTATGTGTGAGTTGAAAGAAACTGTCCATAACCAAATGTTACATAAACTGAGCCACCATTTGAACCGTAATCCCATTTGTGCATAATAGGAATATTATTATTAGAAGATGAGTTAGCGGCTACAGTTGTACCGTTAGTTACATTATACATATATTTGTCTGAACCTGGTAAAGTATTTTCACTAGTAGTGCTACTTGCATAATCACCTTTTCTTACTGAATAATAACAAGCATTACAACCACCAGCTTGTGTAAAACTACCCACACTCATCTTACTTTCAATTAATTGTTCTATGTTACTATTTCTGTTGGTTGCACCATTACTACCTACTATAAGCAATTCACCGCCACCAGATACATAATTGTCATAAACTGTCTTACAGTTACTACCACAGTTTGAAGAACCTGTGATATCAATGACTAAATCTTTGCCTGATACATCAGTAGAACTAACTGTACCACTTGTACTACTAGATACAGTATAACCTAAATCTTCTAATTCAGATTTTAAATTTGTGTATTGAGAACTAGTATTATAATCTCCACTATTTTTATAATATATAAAGGCAGTATCAGCCAATACAGAGGTACTAAAAAATAGCAGACTACTGACCAGACTGAATAATTGTAATCGCATTTTCTACTCCCCCTATTTCGTAATCTATTATTTCATAATCACCTTGTACAACATTTAAAACATAATTATATTCTTTATCTAATCTTAATTCAATATAATTTCCAGAGGCGTCTTCTCTACTCCATAACCAATTTGGGTCTTCATCTAATAAAGTGATACCTGTTTCAGGGTCTTTACCTAATCTTATACCATCTCGACCTTTGTCAAATTCATTTCTCATTGACTTTGCTAATTCAGCATTAATTTGGTCTAATATGTTTACTAAGAAATTTTGTTCTAAGAAATCTATGTCTAATCCTGTTGCCCAATTTTCAGTTTCTTCTTCTAGATAATCCACTTCCAAATCATCAAATTCTAAAAAATCAATATCTAGTGCATTGGCAACTTTTATAAAATCCTCTTTACTTTGTTGCTCTTCTATCTCTCTTGGTTTTGATATGATTAATAAGTTACCTATTAAGTTTTCATCTATATCTAGAATGACTGGTTTCATAGGATTACTTGCAACTGTTTCTACAACTGTGGCTTGAAATGCCTGATTTAAAATTACTTGACCAGCATCCGATGTTACATCTATTTCTCCTACATAACAATTACCATTTGTATCACATGAAGGTAATAATATAATTGTAGAACTTCCGACTTCATCTATTGTCATTGTAAAGTCTGTTCCACGAACACCGATTGTTGCTGTTGGTGTTTTTATCTTTACATTTTGTTTTGAGTTTTTTGCAATTTGACCTGAAGCATACCTAACAGTACCTAAGGATGCCTTTAATGATAAGGCACCTGTTTTTGAATTTGGGTCATAAACAAATTCATCTATTATTAGTTTAGAATGTTCTGTTACATCTACTCTAGTATCATCAATAAACTCAATGGCAGTTTTACCTTTTCCGGTTCTAACGGTGTCGTAAGAAAAAATATCTAAATCTTTTTCAGACTTAAACTCATCTCCTTCTTTTCTTTCAACGACACCATTACCTTCTTGTAAAATGACATCTCCGATACTTGCACCAAAAGTGTTAGTGCTAAACAACAACATCATAATAAAAAACTTTTTCATTTTAATCTCGTTGTATTATATCTATATCGTGATTATCTCCAGATGTTGTTAGTGTAATCATGTTATCATAGATACCACTTTGAGTTATATCTACATCTGCGATAGAACCTGTGTGTGTATGAATGTAAGTATGTCCAACATTATCACCATTACCATCTATATCAACTAAGAAGTTATTTGTATCTCCATTAACTGATAATGTTAGTATTGCTGAGTTACCATCTATTGTACCTAAGATTGTGTTACTATCACTACCACTTGCACCAGTAATTCCAACTGTTGCTGAAGTAGCAGATGATGTTTCCCCAATGTCTATGTCAATATCGTTAGATGAACCTACCCAAACAATAGAAGCTGTTGCTGTACCACAAGAACTATTATTTCCTGCACTATCACAATTAAAGTCTATATTGTTACTATCACCTGTTACAGAAAATGTGCCTGTATAGGTTGCACCATTGACATCAAAGGTCATAACATTACTATCACCTATTTGTGTAATTGCCAAATTTGTTGTTGCACCAATAACACTAGAGGCTGTAGTCGCATTACCTACTGTGTTATTCTGACCATCTTGTGTTACATCTAAATCTAATGTAGCACCAGATTGGTTTATATAAATGTCATTTGCATGTACTGATAACGAAATAAAAATCACAGATAATATAGTGATTATTTTTTTCATTCTTTTACTCTCCATTTTTTAAACTTCCAATAGTCTAACTGTTCGCCCTTTTCAACCATTTTTAAAACGCCATATTCTATGGCAGAACGAATAGCATAATCTGTTGGTTCATTAATAGCTGCACCTGTTTCTATCTCTAATGCTTTAGTCCTTAAATCAAAGAATCTAAATACATCAGCACCAGTTTGATAACTTGCAATAGTTTTACTTGCTGATATTGTCATCAATACTTCTCCTGTCTGTACTGCTATTACTCTTAAAGCAACAGTTACTTGGTCTGTTCGATATTGTTTGGAAGCTCCAATACCGAATACTCTTGCACCTTCGCCACCACTTACGGTATTTGAATCGTAACTGACAACGCCCCCCTCTATAATAAGACCTGCAAATATTAGTGGTTTTAATACTGTACCTGCATTTTTTTCACCATCATATAATTCTCTTGTAGACCTAACCAATTGTCTTTCTTTGACTAGGTTGCCTAATCCTTTTCTTTCTACTACTGTAAACCAATCACCATCACTTACCAGTTTAAGTGCTTGTATTAAGTATACTTCAGGTCCTTGTGTAACTGCCGTACTTAATTGAGAAAACTTATCACTAGGTTTTCTTTGTCCTGTTCTATCAGGAAAATCATAAATCGCAATCGTAATCTTATCTTGGTCTAAATCAGGTACACCTTTTAATAAATCCGATGTAGCAGGATTTTGTATAAATGGCTTCTGAGACATCTCAACATAATTGCCCATTGTTGTCGAACAACCTGACAGGCACATGCCCATTAAAAATATTAATACAT